ATCCCATTTGTAACCCAACCCTCGTGCAACGGCGCGAGGATCCTTGGTCCCGTCATTCGCATCCCTTGCGATGACGTTGGCCGAAGCGAGAATTGCCGACGCTTCGCCATGACGCGCCACGTCGTCGGCGTTGTTCCGCCAATCATACCCGTTGGCGCGTTTCTTCGCGGTTGCCGCCTTCCTTCGGTCGGCCTTGTCGGTGCAACGCTCGCACCCACAAAGCCGCATGAGGCTAGTTGGGGCCTTCGATGGCTTTCCGCCGATCCCTTGTTCTTCCATGATTTCCTTGAGTGTACAGGCCATTTTCGCTTTCCCTTCGCTTTCCTTGTCGGCACCATTGCCGGAGACACAACCCTGCCACATCCGCGAACGGTAGTCAACCACCCGCACCACATTTTTTTCGACGCATTGCGTCATGCCCCAGGGTATGCCGCATCGCGTCAATCGACGGCCAAGGGGGGCGGTATATGTTGGCAACCGTATGAACACCGGGGGAATTTCAAGTCGATGTTTCCAATCTGGAAATGACTTGATATTATTGTCTTATTTATTTAGGTGTGGTGTGGTATTTATATATTCGCCTAGTTAGAGTTGTGATTGGAATTTTTCATTTAACATGATCGAGGAGGGCAGAGATGAAATCAGCGATATTATTTACTGGTCAGCTTAGGACCATTCAGCGAACGGCAGACCTTCTGAAGGCAAATATAATTGATCCAAACGGTGCAGATTTATTTCTATACTGCGAGGAGCGTTTGGCAGATGAACAATATGGAACGCAGGAGCCGGGAAGTTTGGACTACCTTAAGAAATGCTGGGGGAGTTCCATAAAGTCTTTGGTAGTAGCTGATCAGGATACTCGCTACTGGCAGGATAGGGCTGGGCAAATTTCTTACAGGAGTAGCTACCGAGAGTTATGCGCAGAGAGGGTTCAATCGGAGGCGGGTGCTCTATGGTATAGAAGCACGGGTTCTGCTCTGGAATATATGCAACTGAGCGAAGCATATAATCAGTTGCGAGAGGAGGAGATGAGTTCGGGTCAGAAATACGATCTGATTGCACGATGTCGATTTGACGTAGCATTATTTCGCCCATTGGTCTTCCGCAACTATTACGACCCTGAAATTTTTTGGGAATCGATATTTAAATATAGAGATCATGCTCGAAAGATGGGTTGGTCGAGTTCTAAGCTTTTATATGCCGCCTTATTATCTGGGGGCGACTCCAATATGATGGAGCAAATCCTACGAGATCGAATGGCCGAAGTGGGGTACTCCGGGGTGGTTAATGGCGATAATTTGGGCGACTGCATTCGAGCAAACAGCGGTGATATTCTCCATGATAAGTATCTTCAGGTATTAAAAGCAATAGATCTTAGGGAGCCCTGTAGTAATAACTATACAAGTGAGTTCTTGAAGGGTACTTGTTCTGTATTCACCATAAGAGGCAATGTAATCTACTTTACCAGAAGAGAATTTTTTGATCGAATTGTTTCTATAAGTGACCATGTAGGACGTTATGAATCTGGATTAGATGCTGATTGGTGCTCTGAGAATCAGATGGGAATGCATCTGATAAACAGTGGCTTGTTGTCATTGAATTACCACTCTGAATTAGATGAGCATTATTTATTGAATATGGAGTTAGGTTCGGCAACTATTTCCGAGAATAATCATGCTGAGAAATTTATTCCGAGAGATTTGCTTTGGACAATTATCAGAAAGACAAAGAATCAGGCTCGAGAGGATTGGTTAAAGCTAAATAGCATCGATACAAGTCGTGGCGCGGTTTCTATTACAAGCTAGGGGAAGCATATGGATAACTATAGTAATTTAATTTTAGGTGTTCTTGGGAGCATGGCGATTGCTGGTGTTGGCGCTGGGGCCAGTGGATTGGTGGAGATCGCTCGCGTTGATGAGCGTGTAGCTGCCAATACGGGCAGGATATATGCTGCGGAGGAGGTTCAGGACATAACCGCGACTCGCCAGATGGAGATCCAGCGTGATGTCGAGGTTGTAAAGGAGAGGGTGCGAAACATCGATGAGAGTGTTCGCAGGAACGGCGACAAGATCGATCAGATCTTGGATCGGCTACCGCGCCCTGATCACGGAAGCGATCCCTAGGTTGCGCCTATGGCAGAATTTCTTCTTGAAAGCCTGAGGAGGTTGAGTATACGATTTTTCTGAGGTTCATTTTTTTTATGAACCTCCTACAGTCTTGGCAAGGCTTTGCCATTCCCAGCTCACCCGTTGCCAGCAACCTAACTACATAAATGGTTGCCCCTGCAAGGTCTCTGCTTGCTTTGTTTATTGCCGAGAATTCGGCGTGGGTAGTTTTATAGGGTGAGTTACTTTTGGGGTGCGTTTTGTAGCTATTGGTTCCAACGGAGATTATCCGAGAGCCCCTTGCGAGGATGGCCCCCACTCTTTGCTTGTGGTTAGAAGTTCTCGCTACTTGAATAACCCGACGAGTAATGGACATACTTAAATTGGAATATTCGAATTAATGGATGGTTTCTTTAGTGGGCGCATCGGGGGTCGGAAGAACATCTAATACTTTTTGGATATATTCCATGTTTCCGATTACCATCCCTGGGATCTCGTCATCGTCTTTTAGTAGATCAACGTCTGGTATTACCATATCCCAGCCAAGGTCTCTGCATGCATCAACCAGCCTGAGTATTTTTTCTTTTTTGGATAGTTCCATACATACAGTATATCACCTATCGCATGGCCGTTAAAATAATCGCGTCATTAATGCGAATTATTCTAGACTTGAAAAAATGAGAGGAGGCTTTCCGGGTCAGCGGGGATTGTGCTGTTACTATGTCGCATTCTGGAAATGGGATTATTCGTATTTTAGTTTAAATCCCAAAATGGGTTATCTATCTTGGTGCCCTTCTCTTTTAGCAGGTCCCCCAGAGCAACTAAGAACATAGCCGCTCCCATTATAATTCTGGATCCATCTTCTTCGGAATAAATGCCATCCCTGACATTTAGGTTGACTTCTAAGGAAATAGCTTCGGAAGCTTTTTCGATTGCGAGAGCTAATATATTGTTAGTTAAGTTGCCACTTAGGGTATTCATAGCTGTGGGTAGGCATATAAATATCCTGTCAGTATGTCAAGCTTATCGAGTTGGGAACCAGGGCTCTCTCTTGCCTCCAAAGTAATGCCTCGCATGTCCTTCTGATATTAGGATTTCATTTACATTCACAGAGTCTGCCAGCATTATAGCTAGGATTCTTCCGAACTTACCGCGAGGATTATTCTGGTCTACGCATATCTGCACTTTTCGAGCGGAGCCAAGCAGTTCAGAGAGTCTTGCTTTGGCTGCCAAGCCGAGTTCTTTTTCTTGCAGATTGCGAGTGCGAGACTCTGGGGTGTTGATTCCGTAGAGGCGAATCTTTGCGTCCTTCAGGGAGATAGAGAATCCTAGGTCTATATTCCCGACGAGCGTATCTCCATCGGTAATATTTTTAACCTCTACTGTAAACTTTGCACAAGATTCTAGATCAAGTTTTGTGGCAGCATTAGATGTATGTGCTAAAAGTATTATTGTTAATGTGGCTGCTTTTAATATATGTGTCATGTTTGATATAGTAGGCTTTTTTTAACTACCTTAGAAAATTTATGAATTTTTTTAATTGGAGTATAGTCGCCAAGCATGGCCGGTATGACAAAATGCTTTCGTATTTTTTCTGGAGTGGTGCCAATTACTTGGGCTAGGTTTCTAAAGCTGAAAAAGTAATCTTCTTCCTCCGATTGAAACCAACGTATTGCTTCATTTCTCTCTTCGATATCCTTAGACATAAGATCGAACAATGATAAAACCAGCATTTCGTGGATCATATAGTGCTCAGCCTGGAGAGACTTATTCGTAGGGATAACATTACTCGCGTCGCCTCCATCCATATTCTCCATTATTTTCTCTGGGGAGATCACGGCTGTGCCCTCTTTTCTGGGAGAGAAGATCTAATTGCCTGTATTTCTCTATTGAGAAGCAATAGGATTGGTCTTATTTCTCTTGGCTCGCTTGTTATTATTTTATAATGGTTAATATTTCCCTCACAATCATTTTTATAATTGGAGATAATGTGGTATAGCTTCTGCTTGCCTGATTCTGAAATTGGTATTATACCAAAGTTGCCATTTGTTAATTCGGACAGTTCAATAGCTAATGACATAGCAAGTCCAAGATCTCTCATCTCAATCGTCTTGGCATTCTGTTCCATAATATCCACCATATTATAAGCTTAAAGTACTGAAGCATTTGTGTACTTAAGTTCTTTTATAAGTTCGTAGATTGGTTTAAAATAATCAGGGGCCAGTGCTGCTCTATCGCCATATCCGTAATTGGCGATATGATAATTATTCAGGAACTCATCCCTTGTTGCCCAGCCGTGAATTTTAATTGCTCGAAAATGAGTTGGGCTTGGGTATGTGAGTATTCCTATATCTTCTTTAAATTCGTTAGGACTCGAAGATTGCAGGGCAAAATCCCAACCTTTGACTCTGCGGAATTTCACGGAAACGGATCGCCCATCGATGAGTGTTAGGTCGCCAGTATTGTTGTCGCCGCCGAGAGTAATTGCCCACTCCAGGTTGGCATTTAAGACCTGAGAGCAGGCATATTCGGCCCTCATTCCTTCTATGTGGATCTCTAGATCCGACCTGCGGGGATCAAATCTCTTACTTTGGATTTGATGCGCATCCTTGTTTGCTTGGCGCTCTGCGGCCTTGCGCCGAATCTCGGTGTCTGCCGCTGCAGTAATTTCGTAGACCAACTCTCCGCACCTCCTCGCTTGCGACCACTATTGATCGCTCCAGCAAGACCCTGTATCGTTATTTGAAACGGTCGTCAAGCGGCCCGAAAGGAGAGTTAAATTTGGCAGAAGAAAGTTTTGGCGAGGCGATTCGCAGGTCGCGCAAGGAGACTGGGGTTTCCCTGCGCAAGCTTGCACGCATGGCAGAGATAAGCCCCGCCTATCTATCCAAGCTAGAGAGAGGGTTGCTACCACCCCCGAGTGAAGAGTTTATAAATTCAATATCTTCAGCTTTAGAAGTTGATTCTGATTGGCTTCTCGCAAAAGCGGGCAAGGTTGCGACTGATGTTATAAAAGCAATAGTAAGCGACCCTGCTATAATTAATAGCATCAGAGGGAAGGTCTAAGTTTTCGATGAATTGAATTTGGACTCTATGTGTTCGCTAATAATTTTTATTCTTTGCGCTATTTCAATCCAGCCCTCTGCATTAACTGCATTTTCTATGAAGGTCGCGATAACATCATCTGGAGTGGTGGCAATTTCGGACAGTGAGTTAGCGAAGTCTAGGGCTAACGACATTGCACCCTTTTCATACTTGCTAGAGTTTTCGAGCTTTATGTCATCGCGAAACTTACGAACAGAATATTTGGGGTTATTGATTTTATTCTCTTCTGCAATTTCGAGAAGCTTTATTGCTGGCTCGCCTGTTCTGGAAGCCGCATCGGCAGCAGCTTCATAGAATGATATTTCTTTAATATAGAATCGCGCATCTTGCCCAAGCTGCTCGAAGCGGGGCAGCAGAATTTCACGATAAATTTTCCCGAGCCTGGAGATACGACTCTTATGCATTTCAAAGAGCTTAGCAAGATCATCGGTGACTGCCTCGCCTGGACCGGCTTTTTCTTGGGCAAGGCCGACGCAAACAGCCATGGACATCCAAGATCCTTGAAAAACATCTCTGACTTGCTTGAAGGCTTCTGCGATTGTTTCTACAGTGGCAGTCTGAAGGGAGTTTTTGACTTCAACCGGATTGATTACGCGGTCGAGATATGAGACGCCATCGAAAAACTTCAAGTGCTGGTTGTCCATCAGTGTCGATTCCCTCCTTCTCTATCCATCATTGCCGCCGTGCCCGCCTTAGCCACAATGTCTTGAAAAGCTGCGGCGGTGTTCCTTGCGATTTCTTGCTGTGCTCGATGCCCCCGAACAGCGAAGACCATTGCGAAGACTAAGACAAGGAAGCCTATGGAACCGATTCCCGTTATAAATCCTAGAAAAAAAATACCCCAATCCATCAAAATCTCCTTTCACTGAAAATATTAAACTCCTAATTATACATAACACCTAATAAATAAAAGCACAACGACTAGAGGTTTGTAATGGAAATTATACCGAGACTTGATGCAATATTGCCAAATATTGCTCGTATCGAGAAGGCGGAAGAGGATACTAATTCAATATATAGACCTAGGGTATCGAACTCCGGTTCGTGCCCGAGGGCTCTTACTTATGCGGCAAGAGGGTACGATGCAAAGCCCCATTCGGGAAGAATGGCTTTGCTATTTGAAGACGGCAATGTCCACGAAGACATTACGATTAGATGGCTAGAAAAGACTGACTACAAGGTAACTCATAATCAACTCGGTCTTGATATTGCCGAGGTAAATGGCGCACCCGAAGGCAGCTGGCGGTGCGAATCCTGCGAGAGGGATGTGAAATTCAGCACCTTGCACGGCCACATCGACGGACTTATTCTCACCGACGAGATTTCTCTATTATTCGAGCATAAGGGCCTAGGTCAATTTGCCTTCGATAACTTGAACAACGAGGCTCCGGAAGGCTACATCGGCCAATGTTGTTGCTATATTGTCGGGTTAGAGAATGCAGGGATTGAACTTGAGAGTGCGGTTCTGATTGTTAAGAACAAGAACACATCTGAGTACAGGCAGATAAATGTAACTTACGACAAGGCGACGGATACCGCAGTGGCCTATAACACCTGGAGCGGAAGAGAAACTTATCATAGCGATGTAGTAAAAAAGGTGATTTCTCTTCATGAAGTTGTGGAGGAATATCGAGGTAAGTCGGAAGACGAATTCCCAGCTAGGCCATACGAATCTAATGATTGGCACTGTAGATTTTGCAGATATTCGGATGAGTGCTGGTCCGGATATGTAGAGGAGTTTTCTTCGTATTCGGAGGAAAAAGAGATCCCAGAAACTGATGAGCTTTATTCCATGCTTGACGATCTGGACAAGATCAAGTCTGAGGAGAGAGTTTTGAAGTCAAATGCGAGAGATCTACGGGGGCGGATTTTGTCCCGCATTGCAGATCTTGAGATAAAATCAGGTAAGTGTGGAGACATGAAGTTTAGCCTTAGAAGTTTCAATAAAAAAACAGTAGACAACTCCTTAATACCGGAATCAATTCTAGAGGCGGCAACTAAGTTTCAGCCAATACAGACCATTAACACCAAGCGGATGAAAGGATAATAAATTGGCGAATATACAATTTAACCCAGCAAGGGCAGAGAGAAAGAGAGCGAAAGCCAGAATTGCGATGTGTGGCCCTGCGGGCTCTGGAAAGACGCATAGTTCACTGCGGCTGGCTAGCGCACTAGGACAGAAGATTCTCTTGATTGATACAGAAAATCATTCAGGAGAGATGGAGGCTGGGAAGCCGGGCATTCCCGATTATTTTGTGGTTTCTATCGAGCCTCCCTTTGATCCGTCTAAGTTTATTGACGTGATAAAAGCTGCCGAAGAAAATGATTTCGATGTGATCATCATTGATTCCCTTTCTCATGCCTGGGCTGGCAGTGGTGGGTTGTTGGATCAGCAAGGCAAGATTGCGGACAGAGGAACAAATTCTTTCACGGCGTGGCGGCAGATTACTCCCAAGCACAACTCTCTTGTCGACTGCATGTTGCAAAGCTCATGTCATATAATCGCCACCATGAGAAGCAAGCAGGAGTATGTTATTGAAGAGAATGAGCGTGGCAAGAAGATGCCTAAAAAGGTTGGCTTGGCTCCGGTGCAAAGGGAGGGCTTGGAGTATGAGTTCACGATCGTTTTTGACATCGATCAAAAGACACATACGGCTATCTCCACGAAAGACCGCACGTCTCTTTTCCCTCCCGATCAGTCATATCTAATTACAAATGAAACCGGGAATCTTATCAAGAATTGGCTAGAGGGCGGGATAGACTCACCTGAAGTTAAACGTGAACAGCCAGTCGTATCTGGAGATAACGGGGAAGTTCAGCCGGAAGGAGAAAAGCCCTTGAGCAAAGCAGGTAAGAACAAGCTGGTTGCCTTTGCAAAGGAGTGTGGCTATAATGATATCAAGAAGGCAATTTCACTATTCCTTGGTGAAATTGATGGTCAAATCACGATATCTCAGGCCAGAACATTGGCTAACAAAATGAAAGAAAATCCTCGCGGAAATGGCGAGGACAAAGACTCCAATTAGGGAGATTGATAGGAGATAGATATGTCGAGCTTTAATAGCATTACAATAGTTGGAAATCTTGGCCGAGACCCAGAGCAGCGTTCGATTGGAGACGGGGAGAGGACGGTTACGTCTTTCCCGGTGGCAACCTCCAGGCGTTACAAGACTAGAGACGGTCAAGACAAGGAAGATACCCAGTGGCATTCGGTTCAAGTTTGGGGTCCACAAGGAGAGAACTGCGCAAAGTATCTCAATAAGGGATCTCTCGTTTTGGTTACTGGCGAAATGCGCTACCGAAAGTACACCGGGAAGGATGACGTTGAGCGTATCTCCGCTGAGATAAACGCAGACAAGGTTCAGTTCCTTAGTTCTCGCAATAGTGGGGGTGGTTCTGGTTCTGCCGCGAGCAATGAAGACGGTGATCTAGATTTCTAGATAAAAATTTATAGTTAGATTTTTATAGGGGGGGTAGCCTTGCTACTCCCCCTATTTTTATGTCTTTATTTTGCTATATTATTATAATGCCTAAGGGGGTAGACTATGATGCTAGGTGCAAAAAGTACCGAGCAAGATTAACACGCAACGGCTGCGTCTATCACTTAGGTTATTTTAGCAATCAAGATGATGCCCTGAAAGCTAGAAAGCATGCTGAAAGGCAATATTCAAATGGCAGTAAGATAAAGTATGTACACAGTTATTCTACGTCTTCTCTCCCGGTAGAAACTGAGAATGACTATTATCTTCATTTCCTTGCCTTCAATGATTCTGAAGAATCAGATAGCCCGGAAAGAAGCTTGAGATTGGCAGTGTTAATACAAGCAGTTAAGGATTCTCTAACGGACAAAAGACCAGCCGAACAGAAAAATGCAAGGCTCTGGTTTAGGGGCAAGATAGAGAGTGAACCTACATATTCATTTGAAGAGGTTTGTGAAATATTAGGGTTGAGTTCAGGCTTTGTACTTAGAGGAATTAAAAAGGCAAATAGAAATAAGGCCAAAGCGTTGCAGATGCTGGGAAGAAGGCTAGTTCGCTCTACAAATCCAGATATAACAAATGATTAAAGACAAGGAAATATTACAGTCTTTCATAGAAGGCTCTAGGGATATTAAGCAATTTTGCGCATCCAATAAAATATCCGCTAGCAAGCTTAGGAAGATTGGCAGAAAAGAGCTTGGGGATCAGGGGTGGATCGACGCTGTTTCTTCCAAGAAAAAAAAGCAAAGTCAGTATTCTCTCGGAAGGCAGTTCGAATATAGAACGAGGGATCTATTTGAGAAATCTGGATATTTCGTTTTTCGTTCAGCACAGTCTAGGGGTGTTGCTGACCTAATAGCGTTCAAGAGGGACGAGGTCGTATTTATTCAATGCAAAAGAGGGGGAGGCATAAACAAGTCGGAAACGGATGAACTGATGAGGGTTTGTAGTTTTCTCAATGTAACTCCAGTTATCGCATCAAGGCCAGATGGGCGTAAGACAGAGATGTTTGAGCTAGTAAACTTGGACGGAAAAATTAAGCAGATTCCTTTTGCACTCGACTAGAGACGAGGGCCAAGGCGGGAAAAAATTGGCGCCTCCTTGCTCGACAAAATTGAGCTGAGATCCAATTCGTGAGAGAATGAGGGGGGTGAATTGGCGAACAGTAGGAGCCGGGAACTGCAATGCCTAAGATTGATTTTTTGGCCAACGAATGGACAAGTCCGCAATTTCTCCTATCCCCGCGCAAGGCTAGGGAAGCTTACTGGTTCATAGCTACAGCCAGGTCTCCCGCATTGCCCCCTGGGTTAGTCTGGTATGCGGGCGAGAAGGATTTAGCCAAGCATGCCCGGCGAGCGGGCATACGGATACCGCAAGACCTAGAGCCCCTGTGTGCATCCGGCTTTATCAGGGAGGATCCGGCAGCATCGCTAATATTGATGCCATCGATCCTGCTCGGGAATCTTATTCAATCCTATACACCGCGCAATGTTATATCATGGAGCAAGAGGATAGATTTATTCCCAGATTCAGAGATCAAAAAGGCTTGGTTATCGATGATACTAAGCGTGTCTAAAGAAAAGAGTGGATCCCTGTTCAAAAAAATCTCTGACACATTTGGCGCCAGTGATTTTGGCTCCGAGAATCCCGGTTCAGATGCAGTAATTTTAGTTAGGTATTTTGCCGAAATTTTTGAGGTAAATGGATACGGCTCATATGTTGCCAATTGGGGTAAGGAGATAGCTATAGCTAAGTCCCTGCTCGAAACCTTAGATGTTGAAGAAATAAAGAAGAGAATTGATTTATACTTCAAAGACGAGTGGCTTAAGTCTAAGGCCTCTTTGGATTTCACTTCCTTCAGAAGAAATATAAATAAATTTGCAAGGAAGTCCACTAGGAAAAATATTTCAGATAAGACGGGAACGTATTGGGAGATTGTAAAGAAGGAGCAAAATGAGTCTTAGGATTTCAATTCTTAGCTACTTAGATTCAAAGGGATGGAAGTACATAGAGCAGGGAGGAGAGATTAGGCTTAGGAAGTGCCCATTCTGTGAGTCCACATCGAGAGCACCATTTTCAATCGAGCCAGATGCAGGTTATGCAAAATGCCACAGGTGTGATTGGCGAGGAGGGATGTCTCTCCTGAAGGCCTCACAGGGGGATTTAGTATCTACCGTTGCCGAGCTTGCAGAGAAGCCTTCTAGGAAAATAGTTCGGCCACCAGAAAATCTAGCCAAAGAACTCCACCAAAAGTTAATTAATGACGAAAAAAGATTACTTTCATATTGTGAAACTCGCAAAATAAACAGAGAGTCTATAGTTAGTTTCTTAATAGGCCTAGATCCATCTAAGGGTTCTGTATCTTTCCCTTATTACAGGAAGGGAGAGCTGATATCCATTAAGTTCAAAAGGAAAACCGCAGACGGATCTAAGTTTATTACTAGATGGAAGTTAGGAGATTCAAGCTCAGGAAGGACAGAGTCTACTCTTTATAATGTAGACAGCCTTTCTGGGAACAAGACTTGTTACGTTGTTGAGGGAGAAGAGGATTGCATAATCCTACATCAGGCTGGAGTTAAAAATGTAGTCAGTGTTCCTAACGGAGCCCAGTCGTGTGTTGGCTCATTCCTGGATGATATCGAAGCTTTTGAGGATATAGTTATCTGTTTTGACTCTGATGATGCAGGACAAAGTGGGGCGGAGAAATTGCGATCTGCGCTTGGAAAAGAAAGGTGCAGAATTGTTTCTCTTCCAGAAAATGTGATTGTCCCAGAAACTGGGGATGTAGCAAAAGATATTACTGACTTTGCCCTATCTGGCGCATTGGACATAGCAATAGAATCGATAGTAAATGCGCAAGGATCAAGGCCCGAATCTGTTAGGCATATATCGGAATTTATAGAAGATTTCCGAAGTAGCTTTATGAACGGAGATAGGGATAGGGGGTCTACGACAGGGTTCCCTAGTCTGGACAGTCTTATAGGCGGAAGACGAAAAGGAGAAATAACAGTCATCTCTGGAAATACGGGAAGCGGCAAGAGTACATTCTGCCTAAATACGGCTTTGAACATTGCCGCAACCGGGGAAGCTGTTCTCTTGGGAAGCTTTGAGCAGACCATCCCTGCAATAATGAGGAAAATGGCTCAGATGGTATCGGGAAGATGGTGGAGCCTTAGGGAGGATGACTTGGGTAAGGTCATGAACGCAGACGACCTAGAGCAGGTTATTAGGGTATTTGAAGAGATTCCTCTTTATGTGCTGAATGTTTTTGGTCAGATGAGAACAGAAGAATTCATGGATGCAGTTAAGTTTGCAAGACGCAGACTAAATGTAAAAACTGTAATTTTAGACCATATACATTTTATGCTTAAGCACGAAAGAGCGGACAGTGAGAGAATAGAAATAGACAACACAATGTTGGCATTAAAACAAATGACTATTGAAAGAGACTTGTCTTGCTATGTAGTTGCCCACCCCAGAAAGAAGCAAGATGAAAACCCCGTAATTGGAATAGAAGATTTTCGAGGATCCAGCTTTATAAGCCAAGTTGCGGACAATGTTCTTGTTGTCTGGAGGGACCGGGATATAATCAACTTGCACCCAAACATGGGAAGGGCCGAGATTCACTCGCTTAAGTGTCGCTCGGAATGCGGATCTGAGGGCAAGGTTGAGATGGCATTTTCTTACTCCGGACAGAAATTCATAGACCAGAAATCAGAGTATATTAAGCCAATATGGGAGGACGGCGAGGTTGACGACGACATCGAATACATTGAAGATAGCTTCTGATTGGAGAGTTCTAAGGATCAGAAGCTGGGAAGAAATCTGGTATATAACCAGAGACTATGAGGACTTTTCTATTTTTTCTTCAAAGATAATAAAAGACAGCAGTGGGAGGAAGAAGAGAAGGGCAGTATTTTTTCGCAATGAATTAAATCACCTAGCTCCCAAAATTGAACGCCTTCAAGTTAGCCAAAGAAAGACGTGGCTAAGGGAAGTCATCCTTATAAAAGAGAGCCTTGAGGGTGCAGTTGTTTCCAATATTAAGATTAGCAAGCTTAATCATCTATAATATCCCCTTGAAATTAAGTTAACCACAAACTATAAAGACGCAATATGCCAAATGTAAAAAATGCAAAGAGAAAAGATCCAAAGTGGAAAGCCGGATTCAATGTAGTTTACTTATCCGACGAGCATTGCTTAGCCAATACTCCCAGGTCTATGAGTGAGAGTAAGCCAGAACTCTCTATACGCAGTGCAGTTTTAGCCAATGCAATAAATGACATAGAGAGGGGTAAGGGCTCCGTATTAAGGGAAGCAGTAGATTGGCTACTTGGCAATTGTGATTCTATGCCAGGATATAGCTTTATAGATATATGCCATATATTTGGGATATCGCCAGATGCGGCTAGGGAATCTATCTTAAAGAAAGATTACGGTAAATCTTATTTAAAAACATTTGTTGGGAGATATAACTAATGAGCAATGGATTTTATGACGCATATGATGGCGGGGCTTATAGCCCTCTATGTCAGTCTGTAAACTGCCAAGGTGAGTCTAGAGTCAAGACAATACAGGATAGGATATATGAAAAATGCGATCATATTAGAAAGATTCTAATAAATAAAAACAAAGACTACGGTAATAGTGCGATTAGCCCAGTTAGAATTTTCAGCAAATCTGACGCCCTAGAAGGAATCCTCGTTAGATGCGATGACAAGATATCTCGCATTCAGAAAACAGGAGTAAGGGACAAGGGAGAAGATCAGGTAATTGACCTTGTTGGATATCTTATTCTACTGAGCATCCATCTTGACATGGAAAATGAATTGAAGATTATTCCGTAGATAAGATAGAATTTGGAAAATCAACATTGACTTCCCGATGCATAGTTGGCAAAACTTCCAATCCCAATTAAGGGGGGGGATTAGATGCAAGATGAAATTATAAGTGAAGATTTTGCTGCCGCTTATGCAGGAAAGAGGGCTCCATTTGGCGGAAATGGACTCGGTTATCTCGTTTATAAGAGAACATATGCGAGAGAATTGGGGGAGAATGGAGAACGAGAAGAGTGGTGGCAAACCGTAAGGCGATGCGTGAATGGGGCACAGGCGATAGGTGCGAACTATTCTCAAGAAGAAGCAGAAAGACTCTTTGATTATGTATTCAGTCTAAAGGGTTCTTTTTCTGGAAGGGCGCTTTGGCAACTTGGAACAGAAATGATCGACAAGTTTGGTGGCCCATCTCTTTTGAACTGTTATTTCACAAACATCGAGGATATAAAAGACTTTGAATTTCTAATGTCTCATCTTATGCTAGGTGGAGGCGTCGGGTTTTCGGTTGAAAGAGCAAGCGTACATTCATTCAATAAAGTAAAATCAGGTGTTGCTATCATTCATAAGAAAACCAACGACGCCGATTTTATTATACCAGATAGCAGGCAAGGCTGGTCTTCAATTCTCAATAAGGTTCTCACGTCTTTTTTTAAAACTGGGGAATCCTTTACTTACTCAACTGTTCTTATACGCGGTAAGGGCGCTCCGCTAAAAACTTTTGGTGGAACAGCCAGCGGTCCCGAAGTTTTAATCGAGGGCATTAATGACATTTGCAATATCCTAAATGACAGAGCTGGTAAAAAAATACGCTCCATTGACGCACTTGATATATGCAATGTAATCGGGAAAATCGTTGTTGCGGGATCAGCCCGGCGTTCTGCCCAAATTGCGGCTGGCGACCCAGATGATTACCTTTTTCTTCGAGCCAAAAGATGGGACAAGGGCAATATCCCCGCCTATAGGGCAAACAGCAACAATTCGATATTAGCCGACAGCTTCGAGGAGATAATCGATGAGGTCTGGAATGGTTATCTAGGGAATGGAGAGCCATATGGGCTTTTAAATCGAAAGCTTGCTCGACAGTATGGTCGACTAGGTGAAAAAGTAAATGACTCAAAGGTAGTGGGAACCAATCCCTGTAGCGAGATTTGGCTTGAAGATGGAGAGAATTGCAACCTTGCAGAGATATTTCTTCCTAGAGTTAGCTCTAGGGAGGAGCTGTATGACATATCCAAACTTCTTTACAAAACTCAAAAAGCAATTACCTCTTTGCATTTCCCGTTTGAAAAAACTCGCGAGACCACTTACAGAAACAGACGCCTGGGCCTTGGGGTGACTGGGTGGTTACAGGCAAGCGAAGAGCAGATTTCTTGGCTTGATGGTTGTTATAAAAACTTAAAGAAGTTTGATATAGCTTGGTCTAAAAAGCAAGGGATAAATCCATCCATCAAGCTTACCACCGTAAAGCCATCTGGTACATTGAGCCTACTTCCCTTTGTTACCCCTGGAATACACCCCGGCTACAGCCGTTATTTCATAAGGAGAGTAAGACTTGGGTCGCATGATCCACTTGTAGACATATGCAGGGATCTAGGATACCCAGTAAAGTTTGATAGGGGAATTGATGGGCGAGATAATCATTTGTTGTCGGTTGTAGAATTTCCCTGCGAATATCCAGAAGGAACAATATTGGCAAGCGGTCTTAGCGCAATTGATCAGCTAAATTGGGTTGTGAAAGCACAAACCCTCTGGAGCGACAATGCTGTCAGTGTGACTGTTTACTATAAAAGAGATGAACTACCCTTGATTAAGGAATGGCTTAGTAAGAATTACAAGAAGAACATAAAATCAGTTTCATTCCTACTTCATGAGGATCACGGATTTGAGTTAGCGCCATACGAACCAATAAGCGAAGATCAATACAATAAGCTCAAGAGTAAGATAACACCTATAGAAAAGGTTGACGATGCAGGAGAAGAATCTCTTGAAGTTGAGTGTGAAGGCGGATCTTGTCCTATCAAGTGATTTGTTAAACATAAGAGACTTAGCTTTATCTATTAGCCCGTGCGACAGGTTACTCCTGATAAATAGAGATAACAAGGCCACATTTTCAGAGGATTTCGATCGTGCGGTGGAATCTAAAGCTTGTTTTGCGGTTAGGCCATATGACGACATTATAGCTCTAGATTTTGATGAGCCAGAAACCGAAATACTAAAGTTTAATTATATACACAAATATATAAATGATTCGGGATATAGATGTATAGTAATAAATAGCGGTACGCCCGGACATAGACATCTATTCTGTAGGGTAAAGGAACAGGATAAATACAGAGAAATAGTTAAAAAAATATCCTCAATCGGAGCATCCGGATGGCTCCGTAGTGGATCATTCATAAGGCCACCACTTTCTCCTCACAGAGCAGGGCTTGCGGTTTCTATGAAGGATCCATCAACCCCCATAGAAGCAATAAGATTAATACAAAGAACAAAGCCGCTCAATGGTGAGAATCTTATAGTTAAGGATAAGATTAGATATGGTATTTCAAAGTACGCGGAATACAGTAGTGGATCAGAAATATTTCAATCCATTGTAAATCACCTAGTGGCAGAGGGAGTGCGGCTTAGAGATATATACGAAATACTTTCCGACAAAAGTAACCTGGGAGGTGCTTCACTGCAAAGCCGCATAAGAATCCGGGGTGAGAAGCAAGCAAAAAAATGGCTAATAAGAAGCTACAAAAAGGCAGTCAAGTTTAATATCGTAAGGAGCCCCGAGCTAATGTTGGGGTGGGAGTCTGCAATAAGGTCTTACATATTATCCCTGCCTTTAAACGGCAGAAAAAAGATGAGCCTTATATGCGTAATTAAGGCCCACTTGGCAGTATCTAGAAAATCAAGGTCATATGTATATACCGCAAGCGATCGACAGATTGCAACAGAAGCTAATATAAGTTCACTTTCAACAGTCAGGGCTTCTCATAGAAAGCTGGATGAGATTGGAATTTTGAGAAGATTGCGCAAAGGAGAGGGGAGGAAGGCTTCTGCTTGGGAGTTGTTCTTCAGGACCTCACATCTCCGCCCCCAGGTTTCTTCCGAGAAAGGTGTCGTAACTAACCCATTAGGTTCACCCCACCGGAAGAAGATAAGGAATAGGGGGCGTGTCTATAGTGGGTCAAATGAGATACACTCCGGTCATGACGCATTTCGCTACTCCTTCGAGGGGAAAATAGGGCTGGGGGCATCTTCCGGGGTGGTGCTCTCATACCTTCTCAATTCGGATACCCTCTCAAACGCCGAGATTTGCCGCCTAACGGGATTTTCTCGAAGCACCGTGGGGAGATGCCTAAAAAAGCTAGAGGCCGTCAGAATCGCTTACAGGGCGAATGGTGGTTGGGGTGTGGTATCTGGTAATGTTGACGACCTCTTGGATCAGGCGGCAGTCGAGATTGGGTTAGATGGCTCAAGCCTTCGTCAGCGGGATAATTTTTCAGAAGAAAGGATTGCTTATTTATCTAAGTATTCGCTCCGGTATAGATGGACAAATGCATGAACTGCATTTGCCATGGCGTTTCCCGATGTCATTCCAGCCTTTGCAATGGTGCCGCCCTTGAGGGTTTTTTTAAAAACTCCACGAAGGCCATAGGTCCCATGTCTATCGATTATCAGGCCGAAGAACTCTTGGATCTTTATTCCAGACATAAGCTCGAACTCGGATTTGAAAGGATTCGCGTCAAACCTAACCTCCCAGAATTGCGGCCTCTTTTGAAGCCATTCGATCTGGTAATCAGGAGGAGCACCATCGGGCTGATTTGTATGGCAATTGTGACAAAGTAAAAAATAATTATCCGGCAAGTTTGATCCACCCTTGCTAAAAGCCACTATGTGAGCCTTCTCAAGATTAGAAGAAAAATACTTCTTGCAGGACCAACAGGTTTTCTCTGCAGAGTTAATAGGTATATCTAAGCTATAAATAATATCTCGTTGAGCGACTACTATGTTTGAAAAGGAAGGGGGCTTACCTCTTCCTTTTTTTTTGAGAAAAGTATTCACAATATTTACGATCCGGTTAATGCTAACAAATTGATATTATTCCGGAGGATATGATTCTGGAAGACACTCCCAAATATCATAACCTTCAATAAGGTTGATATAAATAGGAGTTCCTTCGCCGTGGAAAGCATTCCAGCAGTTATATTCAAGATATTCTATTGCTTCATCTGCACTAAAATTCCCCCTATCACTGCATATTTCAATCATTTTTTGGATATCGTAAACTGCCTTGTAGTATCCCCTATCGTGACAAAAAGCTATTATTGCGTCATCATAGCCATCAACACATAATATACTCGGATCAATTTTTTCTAGGAATTTTCGAACTTGACTCACTTTTGTATCCTTAATATTTAAATATTATATATGGCCTATTTTTGCAATTGGCCAAGTTTTACGGGAGAAATATGGCAATAATTCGTTTGTTTATAGCTAACTTGGATTATGATATAAAGGAAGAAGAGGTAAGATCTTTTTTTTGTAAGGTTGGTAGGCCAACTGTAATCAATTTAATTAAAGACAAAAAGACTGGGAATTTTAAAGGGTTTGGATTTGTAACTCTAGACACCCTGGGAGCTGACCAGGATACTTGGAGATCCAAGCTACAGGGTAGAGAATTAAATGGAAGACCAATTCATATCGACTTTGCAGTTCCTAAGGAGAAAAAAAGGGAATAAATATGTCTGATAAAAATACTACAGGCAAGAAGGATACTCGATTTAAGCCGGGTAACAAAGCCGCTGCTGGCAAGAGATCTGGTGGCAGAAGACCGAAGGAGCTTACCGAGGCGTTGGATGGATATACAATCGAAGGAATGGCTCTTCTTTGGAAGATCGCCAATGATCAAGAACACGAATGGCACAAGGCTTTTGGTTTTGATGCATTGAAAAGTTTAGTTGCTCATTGCTCTCCTAAGAGGAAGGAAATCTCGGGTGGAGATGGAGGGCCTGTGGAAATATCTTTGGCTAATATGTTTTATGGCAATTCTATACCCGAAGAAGAAGATAGTTAATTTCTCAGTTGGCCATTGGTAATGTCCAGTATAAATGACGATATAGCAGGAAGGCTTAAAAAATATCGAGATTATCCTGCTGAATTTGCAAAAGATGTTTTCAATGTAGAGCTAGACCCATGGCAGGTCGATGCAATGAGAGCAACTTCTCAGAATCAAAAAGTTGCAATTGCAGGTTGTACGGGTGTTGGCAAAGATTTTTTAGCAGCAAATTTAATTTGGTGGTTTCTTTGCACTCACGAATATCCAAAAGTTATTTGCACAGCCGTTAAGAAGGAAACATTAACAGATAATCTTTGGGGTGAGCTATCAAGACTTCAAAGAAGATCTAAACTAATCCAGCATCTATTCCATTTTGGAATGACTAAAATTGCGGCGAAGGGTGCTGAAGAAGAATGGTTTGCGGTAGCTCGAACAACCTCCAAAAAATATTCTGCGGGAGGAGGGAATGCTCAGGCTGAAGGTTTGGCCGGTAAATATGCAGATGATACATTAGCCGTTGTAGATGAAGCTTCAGGCGTAGATGATGCGAACTTTGATGCGCTAGAGGGAAGTGCGAATACGCCAAGGCGTAAAATGCTTGTGATTGGCAACCCTCTAAGAAGGACTGGCCGGTTTGCTAAAATTTTTCTAGACCAAAGGTTTGGGGGGGATTGGTATAAACAGCATGTGAGCTACCTGGACTCTTCGCGGACTTCGGGCACCCCCGAGGTTAGAGCAATCAGGGAAAAGTGGATCGAAATGTACGGTAAAGATTCGGCCTATGTGCAGGCGAGGGTCTTTGGTCAGTTTCCCCAGTCTAGCACAGACGATACCGTATTTAGTAGAGAAGAGATACAGATGGCTATGGAGAGAGAAGTAGAAGAAGATCTTGATCAGCCAATATGCATAGGGATAGATGTTTCAAGATTTGGGACTGATGAGACTGTCTATGTCGTTCGTAGGGGCATGAAAATGCTAGATATGGTTTGTGAGTCTAGAACTGACGGTCCTCAAGTTGTGGGCAGGGCAATTCAGTTAGCTGAAAAGTGGTCCAGGTCTTGGGAGGATCCTCAAGCTGTTGTGGAGTTTAGGGTAGACGAGACGGGCCTTGGTGGATCAGGGGTTGTGGACCCATTAGTGGAGCAGGGGTGGATGGTTCGTGGGGTTCACAATGGGTCCAGGTCATACATGCCCGACGATTATTATAATTTGGGATGCGAGCTTTGGATGGAAGATGGCAAGGACGCAATACAGAGTTGCTCAATAATAGAAGATGAGATTCTTGCTAATCAGCTAGAAATTAGGCAATATAAGTTCACTGGTAAGGCTAGGCAAAGGCGGCTTATGACAAAAGATGAAATGCGCAGAAGTGGGATAGGAAGCCCTGATCGGGCCGATGCATTCATATTAGCCTTTGCATCTTCGGTAAAAATTGGAGTTGGAGAAGCTTCCCTAAGGGATTCTATCTCATTTTTATAAGATGTTTGAGCGTATAAAGAGAACCTTTGGCATAGTGCCAAGAGAAAAGCGAACCGACGCCGCATTGGTTCAAGCTTTCCTCAGGGGAGACGATCTTCCTTTCCAGGGCGATGGTGTTTTTGATCATGGAATTCAAGATCCATACAATCAAAACATAGCAGTATTTAGATGCATAAATATAATTGCAAGCTCTCTTAGTAGAGTTCCTTTACGCCTTGTGAGAAGAGGCGATGAGATTAAAAATGGCAAAGTATATAATTTAATCTCTCGCCCAAATCCTGTTCAAAATAGGATCGAGTTCTTAAATATGCTGCTAACCCAGCTCCACATACATGGAAATGTATACGTTTATGTAGACAGCAGAAATTCAGATGGGATTCCCAGGTCTCTTATGCTTCTTCCTCCCTCAGCTGTTTGCCCCATAAAAGGTGATAGCATTTACGATTTGTTAGGGTGGCGAATTAAGACGAGGGGTAGAGAGACAGTAGATGTTCCTAAAAAAGATGTTGTACACATTAAGTACGCGGCAAACCCTGAAGATCCAATTTTAGGAGTTGGTCCATCTAGGGTAGCTAGGCTTGCTGTCGATACCGATTTTGCTGCCGCTGTTTATAACAGGAGCGTAATGAAGAATGGGGGCCTTCCTTCTGGAATACTGTCATATAAGGGTCCGGGTAAGCTTACAGAGGAAATGAAAGAGGAAATAAGGCAGAGCTGGTATAGGACATATGGATCTCCTAGGTCTTCTTCCCGCCTTGCGGTAACCAACTCTGATTGGGCTTTTCAACCAACGGGCACAAGCCAAAAAGAGATGGAGTTTTTGGAGGCTCGGAGATGGAACTTGGTGGACATAGCTCGAGCCTATAATGTCCCAGTAATGTACTTGAATGATGATTCTGCAAGTGCGCTTAGCGAGGCCAGCATCACGATTCAGAGAAGAATGTTCTACGAAGAAAACCTGATTCCTCTGGCTAGAAAAATTGAAGAAATTTTCAACTCAGAATTACTAGTAAATATCGACAATATGCTTTCTATAGAATTCGACTTTTCAAACATTGCAGCTCTTCAAGTAGACTACAACGAACGGGTTAAGGCAGCAGAGAATCTTCACAAAATTGGATTCAGCATAAATCAAATCAATGAGCGTCTCAACTTAGGACTTCGGGACGAGCCTTGGGGAGATGAGCATTTTATACCCGTTAATATGGTTCCCGCTCAAGATGTTGTAGATCACTCCGTTCAGCTGCCCTCCGGGGACTCCTCGAATGATCTTGTTGATTCTCCAATTGATGAAGTTAAGGGAAATGGTACAGCTTCATATAATTGGAATAAGTCCACTAAGATTTGCAGAAGTATGGAGTGTAAATTTACGAATAAAATGAGGAGAATTTTTCTTAAGCAAAGAAGCTTGTTGCTAAGGAAGATAGAAGTTGATTATTTAAATCTTGGCAACGACTTAGACGATTTATTGGACAAAATTGACAGCAGGGATTTTGCTGAATCTGGAATGCCTTTCCTTGTTTCTGCATACACGGAGGGGTGTGCAGTAGCGGGGCATGAGCTGGGGGGGGCAGTTGAGGTTTTAGGGCAAGACGAAGCAATTTCTAGAGCAACTCAGTATTGCACTCATAGATACGATGTTCTTTTTGAAATATGCGAAGAGGCTAAGGGTATTCTTCGTGACGAAATAAATGCAGGGCTTGGAGAGGGTGAAAACCTAGAAGAGATCAAGAGTAGGGTTAGAAAAGCATATAACTTGATAATTGGTCGCTCTAAGACGTTAGCAATAACTGAAATTTTTGCTGCCTACAATAAGGCCAAGTATATGTTTTATAAGGATCATGATAAGATTGATAATCTAACTTGGTCAAGTGGCGGATGTAGTAATCACAAGGGGTTTTCTCAGACAATCAAATTTGGGGACAATTTTTCTACAGGCTTGGATTACCCCGGCGATGGGGCTGAGTCAGAGCAACAAAACATAGGATGCAGCTGTGTTATATTTGCAGAATGCAATTCTTCGGATTAATGCTAGTTGCTTGTTTAACCTTTAAAATTATTTAAAACTAATATATAGCGACACTCGCTACAAGTATAGGTGAATATATGGCTGATAAATCTGTTACCCTAGATGACATTTTCGACCAAGAGAATGCTTCAAAACCCGAATCCATTCAAGACGGAATGGGCAGTGGAATTACTCGATCCGGCTTGATTGAAAGCTTAGGGATTTCCGTAGCATCTGGAGATTTGATAGGAGATCTTAAGTCCAGCAAGAGGGTTCTTTTGGAAAGAGGAATTTCCATTAAGAGAGCCCAAGCAGAGCCGGACATGGGTGAGGGGATTGTTCAATTTATTGCCTCCACCGAGGGAGTAAAGAGGGATGGCAATCGGGTGCGAAACGACGGCTGGTCTTTTGAGAATTTTAGTAAGAACCCTCAGTTTCTTTGGTGTCACGATTATAGTTCCCTTCCGATTGGAAAGCATGTGGATTGGCGAGTTGAGAAAGTAGATGGCGAGCCAGTTCTTCGTTTGTGGAGTCAATTTTGTTCCGAGGACCTTTATCCCTTTGCGGATAAGGTGCGCAAGATGTATGAGCAAGGATTTCTACGGGCTGGGTCTATTGGATGGATTCCTTTAAAATACGAAACCATAGTAGACAAAAATGGTTATACGGTTGGTTTCGATTTTCTAGAAAATGATCTTCTAGAGTTCTCAGCAGTCCCTGTACCTTCGGACCCCAATGCCCTTATTGAAGCTGTCCAGCGGGGAGTTCTATCCTCTGAAGACATGGAGAAATTGGTTCGGAATCGCAAAAATAAAGACGACTTTAATGTTGCGTACCGTCTATCTAATCAAGATCATTCCTCCAAAGAAGATTTTCCATTGGATAGTCGAGAAATTGAAGAAGACATTTTTATATCCAATTCGGAAGAAATGGAGTCTATTCCTTTGAGTGAAGAATATGAGGGCTCTAACCAGTTTGGCTTGGAATGTGCTTCTTCAGATGCAGAGGAAGTAATGCAGATTGGTGAGGAGCAAGAAATTTTGCTTTCAGCTGAAACAATAGATGAAGATCGGTTGGAGGACATCTCTTCTCGGTCAAATTATGAAATGGACGAAAGTGAAGAAGATGAGAATGGCAAGTCTGTGAAAGACAAGTTGCTATACGTCATTGAAAAAGCAAGCAAGGACTTTACATATTCAATCGTTTCCGCAGTTATGGAAGTTGTTGAATCTGATGGATTTGGTGAAGTTGAAGAAGAGGACAAAGATCAGGCAGATGACGCTCCAAAGGAGGATGGTCAAGTAGAGGATCGAGCTTCAGAGGAAGAAGCTCCTGAACTTGACGATGAATTCGTCAACTTGGCGGCAGAGGAAGCAGCCTCCATAACAAGCGATAGAAATGTTCAAGGAAGGATTGGCGCCAAGGTTTCGCGTGAGAATAAGGATCGTCTATGCCGATGCCGAGACATGCTGAAGGATGTTGTATCTGAGATTGACAAAATGATGGAAGAGAAGGGCATGATGGAGGATTCTGAAAAAGATGGGATGGAAGTAGAAATTCCCGAAGAGGATGACACCACCATGAGCTTGGATGAGGATCCACAGGAGAATTCAGACTGGCTTCGTGCAATAGATCTAGCCTCAAGCATATCTCGCCAATTCTCGAAGGTTGAGAAGGAAGAAAAGGCCGTAACTGAAGAAAGCCCTAAGATTTATGAAATTTCAGATTTAGCAACAGCTGCAAGGTCCATTCTTGAATCAATAAGCCTCAAGCTCGACGGCGAAAAATCAGATGAAGTTAAGTCTAAGTATCTTCAAAATTTAATTAAGAAGTCAAAAGCCTAGTGATTTGACATAGAAAAATTCTTATATTAATCTAAAACAAGGTCGGTATGTGGCAATAATAATGCATCACATACATCGCCAAGTTGAATAAGATTTAGATATTAAAAATAATAACCCATAAATTGGAAAGGAAATATTATGGCTTCAGAAAAGAATGTTATTGTTCGCGGTGGTGAGGACGAAAATCTTCATACCATGATGGAGGTTCTTGAGGGAATTTCCGCTCGTACTAAGGAACTTGGTGATGTTGGTAGCGAGGTAGACGAGCTTAAGGGTGCAATTGAGCGTCTTTCTGCTCGATGTGATCAGCTTGATAAGGAACTGCCGATGGGGCAGAAGGTTTTCTCTGCTGAGACTCCGGTCAAGAATACTGCTCTTCGTGAGTTTGGAGGTGAGATCACTCGCGCTTGGCGAATGAAGCACTATGGTCGTTCGGGAGGCGCAGCTGGTAACGATGGCGATGAGGCTACTGCTGGTAGTGTTCTCGTTCCCCAGCTTACCTATGATAAGGTTGCCCGTATCGTAGAAGAGGCATCGATCATTCGTAATATTGCTACGGTTGTGCCAATGTCCTCCAACACGATGGTGATGCCGACTCGTTCAAGTGGCCCTTCGGTTTCTTGGCTAACCAACCAAGGTGCAACTCAAGCAAGCAAGACTTCTGTCGTGTTCGAGAACAACACCCTTAGCAGCAAGACTCTCATGGCAATTGACGAGGTTTCTGCAGAGCTGGATGAGGACTCGATTGTTGCTCTTGAGCCGTTCTTCGCACAGATGTTCGCTGAGGCAGTTGGCAAGGAAGAAAACAAGCAGGCTTTCAATTCTACAAGTCCCTACACTGGAGTTGCTGCCGACACCAACATCACCTCCGTTGAGTTCGCCAACGATGGCCAGACCTTCGCCAGCGTTACTCACTCTGACCTCGTAAATGTTCAGTACACGGCAGATCCCAAGGTTAT